TGCTTTAATACTTTTCTGAGCTGGCCATTTTTCATTATGTCCTCAACTGATAGCTGAGTAACAGTGGCCCGATTTTCTGCTAACATCTGCTGAAAAGACTTAGAGTCAACTGCCTGTATTAATGTTACATTTGTATTTCCACCAAGCTGGCCGCTCAATAAGGCCTCATTCTGGTCCCGTGATAATACTCTTTCACCGGTTTGAGCCTTGATAATTGTCTCATCTCTATCAAGCCCAGGAAGACCGCCAGAGTGATAACTGGGCAAGTCCTGTATCAGACCCCTCGGAGATACATAAGCGCCTTCATGAGCAGAGCCAAGTCCTATTTCCCCTAATCCCCAATTAACAAATGGCTGTACAATTTCTTTTTTAATAACCATTGCTGCAATCTGGTCGGCTATATTAGAAAAGACATCTCCTAAATCTTCACCTTTCACTATCGCATCCGATAATCCGTTTACAAGGTCTTGCTTCCAGTCTTTGAATTTCTTATTAGCTGTTTCAATTTCAAGTCCTAAATCAACAAAAGCGTCAGTCATCCAGTTAAGGGATCCAGCCTCATCATCACCGGTTAAGTTGTTGTATAGGTTATTAAGCTCAGTAAAAATTAAAGAGTCTTTATTACCGGTTTCGATTAATCTATCTAAAGTATCTTTGACTAACTTAGTCTTTTCAGCCACAAAATCAAAACTATCTCCAAAAGCTTCATTTTTTTGTTTGAGTAATTCTAGTTCTTCGGTATATTCACTTTCGACTTCGACGGGAGTTACTTCAAGATTATCTATTTTTTCTTTCAGTTTTAGCCATTCATCTGTGTATTCTTCATAATCTTTCAGCCTTTCCTGGAGGTATTCTTTATATTGCTGTAATGAAATTTGATTAAGCGCAAACTTATTTTCCATTCTTTCATCTTGTAGTTCCTGTTCTTTTCCGGCATATTCTTCTTCAATATCCTGTCTTTTTTCTTTATATAATTTTTTAAGGGCAGTTAAAGCCTCTTCATTACCTTTCGCTTTTTCCTGCTCATCTTCAAACCATTGTTCAAGTTTTTCTAATTCCTTTTCTTTACCCTGTGTTCGGATAAGAGCTAATTCATTTTGTAATTTTTCTGCTGCTTGCTTTTCTATTTCATCATATTTATCACGAACTTGCTGCCTTTTAATTTTATATTTTTCTCTAATTTCATCTAGAGCATCTTCTTTGCCCTTCGCTGCATCTAATTCAGCTTGTTTTTGCTGCCTTAATCGTTCTAATTCTTTTTCTTCACCTTCTCTACGGAGAATAGCTATTTCATCTTCATGTTGCTCTTCTAATTCAAGTGATTTTTCTTTGGCATTCTCGATAACATCTCCAACCTGTCGAACATAGAATTGTTCTATTTCTTTTAATGTTTCATCACTTGCGCCCAACTGATCTGCCGTAATTAACTTTTTTTTCTTCTCTCTTTCTATTTTTTCTATTTCTTGCAGCCAAGTTATGCCAATATCGGATAATCTTTGTTCAAAGTTATAATCCTCTATTTGTTTATCTAAGTCAGAAAGGAGAGTTTCTAGTTCAGTGGGGCCTCCTTCTCCGCCGCCGGTGTCAGAACCGCTATCCCCTTCATCAGCTGAACTTGCTGGTTCTGGTTTTTCTTTTAATTCGGAAATTTGAGTTTTAGTTTCTTTGATTTTTTTATTGATATTTTCAAGTCTTTCTTCTGCATGTGAAGTGTCAACAAATAATCCTTCATCCCCTCTGCTGATTAATTCATTTAATTTTGCTTTTTCTTTTTCAAGGGCAGCTAATTTTTCATTTAATTGTGCGATAGTCAATCCATCTATTCCTTTATTGATCATATCAATTTGTTCTTTAGCATCTTTGAGCCCTTTTACAAAATATGCAATTGCTCCAGCAACTGCTCCACCAACAGCAAAAGCACCGAACTTACTTGCTAGACCACTAACTGCAGCAGTCAAACCTCCTGCGCTTGCAATTACATTTGTCAATGTACTTATAGTAATAGATAAGTTCCCGGCTATCGAAAGAACTGGCCCTAAAGCAGCCGCCACTGCTGCACCAAATAAAACCATATCCTGCTTTTCTTCTGAAAGATCATTAAAAGCGTCAACTACATCTGTTGCGCCTTCTACAATATCAGTTAATATTGGCTCTAATTCTTCTCCCAAGTCTGCTAATGATGACTGTAAGTCATAAAAAGCCTCTGCACTTTCAACTAATTCTTCATTATTTTTTCTATATTGTTCATAGACTTCTGAAAGACCAGTGCCAGCAAGTGTTTGCAATACATAGTCAAGTTCTTCTCCGTTTTCTTTTGCTGTCTGCAGGCCTCCATTAAATTCTTCTAAATTAATACCGAATCTCGAAAGCAATTCATCAAACTGCCCAACTGATTCCCCGGACCCAATAGTTTCCTGTAATGATTCGCCTAGATTTTCAAATTTCATTGTGTCAGGGAATTTTGAAACTGCTCCGGATAACTGGTTGACAACCTCTGTCATCTGCTCACCTTTGAATCCGGCAGCAAGTAAACTTGATAATCCTTCAACATTGGAATCTAATTCCCCGGTTACAGCATTAAGTTGAGCCATTTTTTTATCAAGTGTTTCCATGCTAACACCTGCAGAAATCGCATTGTTTTCAAGAACAGAAATTTCTTTCCTAAAATCCCTAGTCCCGACAGTTAAAGCTGTAAATGCAGCCATAAGGGGTAGAGTGACATTAGTATTAAGTTTCTGCCCAACATTTTTCATTCTATTTCCCACTTTTTCCATGTTGTCAGCGGCAGCCCTCATTTTTCTGCCAAATTCGCTGGCCTTTCTTTTTGTTTCTTCCAGCTGGTCAGTAAAGTATCCCAATTTATTTTCAGTTTCAATTACTTCACGCTTAAAGGCTCTGTACTGACCGTCATCAATCTCGCCTTTTTTGAACTTTCTTTCCACTTCTTCTTGAGATTGTTTTAATGCATTAAGTTTCTTTTTAGTTTTTTCTACTTTATCAGTAAGAAGTTCTTGTTTTTGCCCCCATAGTTCAACTGAATCAGGATTAAATTTCAAAGCGCGATTTACCTTATAGAGTTCTCTACTTATTTTTCTGGACTGTTTATTAACATCCTTTAAGGCTTTATTCAGTCCTGTGGTCTCAGCCCCTATTCTAACCGTAAGGCCCTTTATTTGATTTGCCATATATGCGCCTCCTTTCTAATAAAAGACTCAACTTAAGCATATTCCCAAGCTAATTGAGTACCATCTTTTAATCTCCCTGCATGGTTTTGTTTTCCTTTGCAAGTTTTTGATATATTAGTTGTTGGAATATCATACTTTTTCCCAGCTTCTGTTACACTATCAAATACTTCATTTGTAGTTATACAAATAACCTTTTTGCAGTTTTTTCTAACAAGTTTATTTAAGCTATAATTCTTACCTTCTTTATAATATTCGAATTGCAATCTTCTGTTGTCATTCTCGTTTTTAGAAAAACAACTTTTAGTTCTACCTACAAGAACTTGAGATATATTTTTCATATCTATATTATAGTAATCAGCGGCCTTGGTGATAGAGTAAAAAACTTTCATGTCGTTTAAACAAATAATTTTTTTATTATTAAAATGTCCTTCTCCACTTATTTCCTTCCATTGTTTCTTTCTTTTTTCTAATATTTCAGGTTTTTTATAAGATTCTTTTAAAACTTTCGATAGTTTCTTCTTGACCTTCTCGGTGATTACTTTTCTTTTGTTGCCGCCTCCTTCAAAATTATAAACTCCTGTTTTCTTTTTATAATAATTAATCCAGTATATTTCTCTTTTATCTAAATATTTTATCTCAGTTTTTTCTATAATTTTGAATATAAAATTATATTTTTCATATTTATTCCATGCGTTTTGCAAATAATTATTTATATGATAATTGCCTTTTAATTTAGCTAAATGAGCAGATTTTCTCCTATTAAATTTTTGAACTGTTTGCCCCACATAAACTTTACCATTAACTAAATTTTCTATTTTGTATATAACTCCTCTTTTCTTCATTTATCTCAATCCTTTCCTGCAAATTATCAATCCTTTATTAAATAAAAATAAGCATAGAAAAAGGACTGGCGATTGAGTTTCCAGCCCTACGGTTGGCCTACCGTTCTATGCTAAAACTTTATAAGATTTTTATACTCTGCCCATCATTTTATCTATATCAGATTGTGTCGCTTTACGTGGTTTATTAACCTGATTATTTTCTGTACTTATTCCAAAATGAATTTTTGTTAATTCAATAAAATCTAATAAAAAAGTTTGATTTAATTCTTTCAGAGAATAACCCATTCTTTTACCATTTGAAATAATTAATAAATCTAGTCTGTCAGTTGATTTTTCTGTTTTTTTTTACTATTTTCTTGATCTTCTTCTTCATTATCACTATTACCGCTAAAATTTTCTTCAAGCATTATTGCCAACCTAACAAACCAGTTAAAATCAAATAAATTTGGTTCTTCAAACTGATTAAGCCACTCATCGTAAGCGGGAAATTTATAAATATCATTATCAGCTTTATTAAGTGCGTAAACAATTTTCAAAAGTTCCCTGTAAACCGAATCAATTTCTTTTTTAGCCTCATTTATTTTTTTAAAGTTATCGGATTCAAAGTTTTTATATTTTTCTTGCATACTCCAAACTTGAATGAGAATTTTTTCTATTTTATCTAAAAAGCTGTCCTCAAAATTGTCATAATATATTTTTGGGACCAAGGCGGAAAACCTTAATCCCAGTGTTTTATCCCAAATATTAATTTTTTCTCTAAGCACTACCTACCCACTCCTTATGCTGCGAAATTAGGCATTGAAACTGCATCAAAGAAACTATTATATACAGTTTCATTATCAGCTTTCTCAATGGTTTTCTTGACAATTTTCTTACCGTCATATTCGTATGGCAGCATTGTGAGATTAGCAGTTTGAGTATCTGGAGTAACCCCGGAATCAGTTGTTGAATTATTCTGCCCTGGTCTTGCAGATTTACATCTGTAATATACAAATCTGCCAGCATGTTCATCCCCTTCAAACTGCCCCATTAGAGCAAATTCTTTCTGTTTTCCGTCGGCATCTTCAACTAATGCTCCGTCGTTGTCGATTATCATACCAACCATTTCAGCCAGTATTTCTTTCGGAATCTTAGCTGCTTCCCAGTCTCCTGTATAACCGTTATTAGTTGTTGAGATGTAGTATTTTGTGTTATCAGCATAGAAAGTATTTTCATCACCCTCAGGAGTAGTTGTGAGATTAACTGTTCCTTCTACGGTTCGGGGGTCTCCATAACCTGTGGTTCCGTCTGCAAGTTCCTCAAAACTTCCCATTGTTGCCCCGGTTGTACCTGTATCAGTGAAAGATATTGAAAATGTTGCATCATCATCTTGAGCGACTTTCGTTGCAAGATATACAACTCCTGCATCATGCCAGGCTCTAAATACATCACTTATTACATCATCGTTATTCAGAGCATTAACAATAGCAGAAGCAACCTTGCTTACATTTGTATGAGTTTCTGAAGCAAGCGGTACTACGACTGCCTGCGGTGAATCAACTCCTAAAAAATCATCTGCAGTAACTTCAATTTCAATTTCTCCGTCCGTTCCTGGAGGGTCAGTAACTTCTATCTTCCCAGTCTGTGCCTGCCCAATAAAAGCAACGTGCATATTTGATATACCAAATGTAACTTTATTTTTAGGCATTAATTTTCACTCCTTATTTTATATTAATTGAAATTCGTAAACAGTTTGGTACATAGCCCCATCATCAATAGGAACAGGGCCAATTTTCATGTAACTAATTTCTAATTCGTCCAGCTTGTCTTCGATTAATTTTTCATCTGCGGTTTCTCTTTCATTATTGTAATACTCTAGCTGATGACCTCTAATTTTTACATAGTTTTTATTGTCAGCTTTTAAGTCATTGTCGTTAGAGGCAACTATAATTGTATAAGGATAGTCTGGCGGATCAGTATAGCTTCCGTATGTGATCGGGAACCCTAAATCTATTATGTGTTGAGCAAATTCTTGATATGTCATTTAACCACCACTCTTTATAATTTTCTCAATATCCTTTTCCATTTTCGGAACAAACTTATCGTACGCCGGCCGGATATGAGGTATCCCCGCAACTCTGCCACCACCAACTTTAGCATGGCCAAATTCTAAAAGGTGAGTTAATGAAGGCTTTTCTTTGTTATAGATAGT